CACTCAGAATATGGCTCTCTACAAGATAGTCTATCTGCTAAATGGTGTAAAACCATATCTCCAAGAAAAATAGCTACATGATTTAAAGTTGGGTGCATTATCGACATCAATAACACATCTCCTTCTTCACATGATTCGTCTGATCTAAGCTCTCTAAAACCTGTTCGCCAAGCATAATTTTCAAACAAAGGATTTTCTAAAAACTCCTGTGGTGTCATAGTTCTTGCATAATCTTTCAGTTCTATATTTTTTTCCTGTTTATACCAATCAACTACCAAACTCCAACAATCAGTAACGCCCCAAACCCATGGCCTACCTAACAAATTTGGAACGTAACCTTCTGGCTGACATTTACCCCATTCTTCTGTTTTTGGGTTAACAATATACCAAGGTAACTTACTTTGCTCACAACTTATACGATCAGCCTGACTTGCTATCGGAGGTGTTGATGGGTGACTATGAACAACAGCAACAATATCTCCTAAATTATCTGCCTTTACATAATCTTCTGGATTTAAAATAAACTCTTGATGATCTGTTATAGCTAAATTTTGACAGGGGTAGTATTTTTGTTTACCTCTGATATTTAGTAAAAGTCCTACAGCTTCTTTTGGATCTTGGTCTTTCGCATGAACCAATGCATCATCTTTCCAACTCATTGTGTAAACGTGCCAATACTAGGAAATAAAGCACGGGTACATTGACGTTTGGGTGCTCTAACTCCAGCCATATCAATAGCTCCTGCTAATTCAAATTCTACAATTTCCCTAGTTTCTTTTGATTTTCTATCTACTGTATAGACTTGACGTTTAAACTCTGCTGTTGGATCAGGTGTTCCTAATGGATTACTACCACCACTGAAGTTTGCAGCGTCAATAAATCTTGCCATTGTCCTAATTCTTGTAAACGTAGCACCTGTTAAATCATTACCAGCAGTTGTTTGATTAACAAGTAACAATATGGCTGATATAGTTCCTAACGCATTACTTACGACAAGTCTTGGTCTTGGAATTTGACCACGTTGATATGCAAAACCTGTGGCTTCTATAGGAAACCTTTGATAAGAATTACCAGCCCACACTATTTCTCCATTCGCATCAAGATTTGATCCTGCATGAAATCTATAAATTGTTGTTGCACCATGTAAAGAGTTATCTAGCTGTAATGTAAAAAGTTCAATAATTGCAGAAGGATTTATTTTTTGAACTTCACTAAATACAGGATCAGTACTCATGGTTCAAATACCTCTCTAAATGTTGCCTGTATTGTTGCTCTATTTAAATAAGGAATTGATTTGCTCCATGTCTCGCAGACAAACTTAGATGAACTAGCTTCTCCTGGTGGAGTAAAGTCAAAACTTTCTGTTCCTGCCCTTGCATCTAAAAATGTTTCTATAGTATCTGCGTCTGTTTCTGAAACCTCAAAAGTAAAATCAAAAACTTTTGGATTTTGATGTTGAGCTAATCCAAATAATATTCTGTGCTCATAACCATCAGCAAAACGAACAGTACGAGTTAATGGTGCAGATCTTTTTTGCTGTCCATATCTAGGAGTAATCGAAGGAAAAGTAGCCATTATGCAAGTAAACCTCCAGGTCTTTTCTGTTCTAATAATTCAGATTGTACTGCAACTGATATAAGTCGACCAAGTTCTCTACCTCTTTGCTCATCACCTTCAACTGAAGATCCAGATGCATCTACATTTACTACGACATTTGTAGAACTACCGCCTAATTCGTGATTAGGAGTAACTCTTCCTGTAATGCCTGGAGTAAATAGTTCTGGTCCACGTTCTCCAACAATATATGATTTATTAGGTTTAGTAACACCACCATTTGCAAAGAAACCACCAATACCTGGAATTGCCCGTAAAAAAGAAGTAGCAGCAAAATCTATAAGTTGCCTTTGGATTGCTCCAAAAACACTACGAGCTACTTCACCAAGAGTTTTAGTACCATTTATAGCACCTTCAATTGCATCAACAAGACCTGATTGAACTGTGTTTGCAATACCTTGATATAAATTATTTACACGTTCAAGTTCTTGTTGTAAACGTAAAGCATTTTCGAATTGATCTCTCTTTTGTTGATTTATTTCTTTATCAAATTGGAGAGCTTTTCTATCAAACTCTCTAAGTTTTTCTTGAATCTGAGCCTCTCTAGTTCCTAAACTTATTGACTCGTTTAAAAAAAGATTTTTATCTGTAACAGATTTAGTTATTTCCCTATATTGTTCTGCTCTTAACTTTTCTAAATCAAGATTTTTTTTATTTTCTTTTTTGCTTAACATCAAAGCAATAATTTCTTCATCTATTTCTGCCTTTCTTTTTCTAGTTGCAGTTTCTCTTTCGGCAACTAAATTCATTACTTCTTTATCAGTGCTCGTTTTTGCCTCTCCAAGAATTTGCCTTCTTCTTAAACCAGTAACTCTTTCACTTCCTCCTGTAAACAGTTCAGCAGCTTTAGCAGCAACTTGAGTAATAAATTTAGTTATTGAAGATTGCAGTTCTCTTGTTGACTCTGCAAAATCTTGTAATGCTTGCACTCCATCTTCTCCAACTAATTGTTCCATATCTTGCATAACTAAATTAAATGCAGCTTGTTTACCTTGTGATTTTTCAATTAATTTTATATATTCTGCTTGAGGTGTTCCTGCAAGGCCAAGTGCATCTGTAGCAGCACCAACATCAAAAGAAAAGAAACTAACTGCCTTTCCTAATTCTTCTAATTTTTCTTTTGCAGTTGTAAGTTGTTGGAGAACAGCAGTAGCAACAAGACCTCCAGCAAAACCTCCCATTTGTCCACCCATTTTTGTTCCTAAAAATCCACCAGCAAAACCAGCAGCACCTCCTAATGGACCTTGTCCAAATAACAATGGGAATGCACCACTAACTAAACCACTTTGTAAAGCACCACCACCCATTACACCTTCTCTTAAGTTGCCTAAAAATCCTTGACTCATTCCAGGAAACATTTTTTGTTTTTTTCTAGCATTTCCATTTCTATTAGTTGCGGTTGTATTTTGATTCATCAACCTGGTTTGATTTTTAACTGCATCACTCATTTCATTGAACATTACTGAACCAATTTGAACTTCATCTCTCATCATTTCAAATGATTCCAAAGCAGCCATTTGCTGTTTTCTAGTATTTCCTACGACTTTTCCTGTTTGATTTACTTGTTTTGCATATCTTCTAATCTGTCCTGTAGCTTCTGCAATTTCATCTCCAACTGGTCCTCTTATCGCTTTTCCTAAATCTAAACTTCTAATTTTACTTACACTATTTTCTAATTCTTTTGCTTTAGCCTTTGCCTTATCAAGTTGAGTTAATCCAATGGTTCTAAATTTTATATTTACACCATATTCCCCTGCCATGAGATTCGACCTAAAAACAAAACTTTATTTTAGTGTACCGCTTTTAGCGTTTTCTTGCTCGTGATTTATTTTTAGAATCTTCTATAGCTTTATCTTCGATTTCTTTTTTTAATTCAAAAAAAGCAACCCAATGAATAAGTTCTTCTTGAGTTAATTTGCTAGATAATTCTTTTATAGTCATTCCTAGCTCTGTTGCTAGAAAAAACATAAAAAACCAATCATTTTTAGCTTTTTAAAGTTGCTTTCGCTTCCTCCAATTTATAAATATCACCAGAATTTAACATTGCTAATTGAATATCTTGAAGAACTCCTGCATTGATTTCTCTTCTTAGTGATGCTTTATGACCATCTTGAAATAATCTATTACCATCTTTGTCTAATGCTTTTGTAATCATTAAATTTAATGCAAACTCATCACCAGAACCAGTGTCTCCAGATCTTGCAACAATTGATTCTCTTTCTGCAATAGTTAATGGATGCCAATATATTTGTAAAATTATTTCATTTCCATCTTTTAATTCATACAAATATTTTTGGCTTACACCAAATTTATTTTTAAGAAGTTCAATAGCTTCCATACAATTATTTAAAGTTCTTATATTATACTAGGCATTAGCCGTAAATTGGCAAGATATTATACCTACAAAGTGACTCCTATCTTCAATTTCTAACGGAGTAGGACCATTGATATCACGAACTTTTGGCGAACAGTTAAATGTATCAACATAAGTAGAAGTATTAACAGAAGTTAAGCCATTTATTACAGATTCGCAAACACTAGACAATATTGATGTGCCTTTTGACTTAGGAACATACACATTACATTGAATAACACCAGAATAATAATCTGAAGATGCACCTTGATTTTGTATTGTTGATTGTTCAAAATCTACGGACATTAAAATATACTTTTTTGTCTTTCCAGGATTTGTAAAATGCACATTGTCATAAACCATCAAAATAGTAGGATCTGCATCAGTTACTGAATCGGTAACTGCTTTTTCAAATGCTGCTCTTGTATTTACTAAAGTCATAATTAAAATTCAGTGTATCTAATACCTACATTTCTTTGAGTTTTAGTAGATGCAGGTGAATTATTAAATGTTGTACTACCACCAAGAAATAATTTACCTTTATCTGTCATCGTTTGCCTTATCATTTTTCCTAATGATCCTTGAATAAATAACTGTAATTTACCACCTTCTAAAGCATAGATAGAATATTCAACTCTGTTACCAATAAAAACTGATCTTCTATAATTAAATGCTCTTTTTACAGGAAATCTAGGTTTTATTATAGGGTTTACATTGTAATAACCAGTAGATTTATTTACTAGATTAGCAGTACGATTTTTAAGAAATTCTGCTGTAGCCTGTTGTTTTATACCAGACCATGGAGAAAACTTTTCAATAGCATCTCTAGGTTTTACAGCACTTCCCTGTGCAACCCAACTAGAAGCAAAAAATCCCGTATAAACTGGACTATGCTTTTTTGTTGATAATGTTCTATGTACTTTTTTTATAAGATCATTGAAATCTCTAGATATTTTTTTATCTAAATCTTTTGGTAAATCACGCAGTGTTCTTGCGACCATTAGAACCTCACTAATAATGTAAAAAGATAAGTCTGTCCACCTTTCTTAGTATCTATATCAACTATCTGAGCTAATCTATTAGAACCTGCAAAACTTAATGTAACTTCATCTTCGAGATCTGGCTGATTATCTCCAATAAGATCAGGTGTAAGATAAATTTTTGCTTGTCTCATTTCTTGTCCTGCTTCTTCTTCTGATCTAACAAAAGATATTGGTACTTTTAAATCTGAATATGTAGTATCTACAGTAACCTGTTCTCCAGTATCTACGTTATAACTAGAAACACCTTTTTTTGTATATGAAATAGTATGGTCAAAAGAAT